AATTGTTCCGCTTCCTCTTTTAGCTTCATATGTCTTTACCCTCTTTAAATTATCATAGAAGGCTTTGTTAAAACCCCTATGCCACTCACGATACTGCATAGTATTCTCATGGAAAGGGTTAATAAGTTTACCCCGCTTAAAGTTATCGTAACCCATCTGAAACTGTACTCTAAGTGGTGCGTCATACTTACCCAAACCACGTTCTGCTCTTGTCTTTTTCATAAGATATACTCCTTATGCTACGTTGATTAATGTTGCTTCTGTGTAAGGTACATGGTAAAACTGTTCACCCGCATATATGTTACGTCCATATGCCTCACGTAGTTTATCATCTGTTAATAACCCACTGTCAATACACCAGCATTGCTTCATGTTATTACTGAATATATAAAATTGTAAGTTATTATGTTTAGACAGTAACTTTTTCTTGCGTTCAAGAATACGTATGTCTGCCCAATTGGTAGGCCAGTCACCCTTCCACGCAGTCTTCACTTCTGCTTCACTGTAGTATTTTACTCCATCTTTTTGAGTTACAACATCTGCATCATATGACTCTGTGCTATCCACAAGTTCGTGACCCTCACCTATAAGGTGAGATATCAGTGCTTGCTTTGCTGCTTCATCATATTTAGCGTAAAGATTACGTGAGAAAGGTTTTCTATAGGCCATGTCTTACTCCTTTTCGGATGTAGTTTCAGTTTGTAGTGACTCTTTTAACTTACCAACAAGCAATTCACTTGATACTTTCAAGCTATTTGATTGATAGTTTAATTGAGATTGAAGATTATTATTATACGTGATCTCCTGTAGTAACTGTTTTTGTTCTTGAGTAAAGTCATCTGTCTCATACTCTACTTCGTCTAGTGTTAATGTTGCCATATCATTTCTCCTTATATAGATTTTGGTAACTGAAAGCAATACGTAACTGCTGTTGCTTCTGGCGATGGTTTAGTGCTCACTAATCTTTCTTCCATTGGTGCTGCTACTTTTCTACAACTGGCATAGTCTGTAAATAAAGTATGATACGCTTGTATTTTCATCTCACCTTGGAAGGTCATAATGAGCACTAACACATACATTAGAATATACCTGAGACTGTATCCACTACCATTGGGATAACAAAGTCTGCCAATACTACCACACCTGCTACTGCTGTTAAAACTTCAAACATATTATATCTCCTTTATGTTATATCTACCATTTCACATACGTCACCAGAGCAAGCCATAGTTTGCATTGCTACAGTGTTATCGTCTTTCTCGTACTCAGACAGCCCAGCCCAATCAATCTTCTTAGGCATAGACTTTAGTAGCACGTTATAAGCTTCTTTGTCTACCTCTTGATAAGGTGCTTGCTGATAAGTATGCTCAGAGTGTGGTAAAAATGACACACCTGACATTTCATCAAAGTACTTGTACACAAATGCACCTACTTCCATCCACTCTTCCTCACGTACAGAGATTGTAACGCTGGGTTTGTGCTCACAGAAGTGTCGTTGATACATAAGCCACATCTCTAGTTGCTCAATCGCAGACATATCATTACGTGTCACTGACTTTGCTGGTGACTTAACAGGAAAACTAAACACTGTAGTCGTATCACCTTTCATTACGCATGGCTCACTAGGTATACCCTGATCCATCATAAACTGTGTTAATGGATCTTTATTATCACCACGGACAGTACGGATATAATGGGCACTGTGGCGAGCATGTATGCCAGAGGCACTATCCACCAACTGTGAGACTGTTCCCGAAGGTTTGACGCATGTAATTGCAGCAGCAACAGGTATACCAAGACGGTCAGCCCATTCAGCATTAGTAGATACAGCGACCCCACGAAGATGTTCAAGAGTACTCTCCAATCCTTTGTTACTTAATGTCATCAAGGGATTATCCATTATCCCTGTGAGTGACACACCAAGCAGTCGTTCTTCTTCTGTATTGGTAGACCACACCTTTCGCAAGTATGGGAACTTGGTGTATGTTGACTGGATAGTTCCCAGAATTGTTGCCAAACGGATCTTACGCTCAAGATCTTCCATAGTATCTGTAGCACGTACAACAACTTCCGTAAGATTACAGAACTGATACGGACGAAGGATGATCTCGCTGCAAGGATTAGTTCCAAACTCGTAATTTGGATCTCTACGGTTAAACTTTTTAGCTTGGTTTTTAGCTGCTTGCCTATTGTATACACCACGTTCTCCTGATTTGCTCTCCACTAATGCTTGCCACTCACGCATGAATGTTTCCATGTCAGGCTTTTCAGTATAACTTACAGAGTTATTTGCTAACGCACGATGCGCTGCAGTCTCCCACCACTGACCTGACTTAGCATGACGCATACGATCATCAGACAAGTTAGACAAACTAATCATGGCTGATCTACGTACACCACCTACAACTACAATCTGTCCAATAAAGCACATCAAATCATGACATTCTAAACTAGATAGTTTACGGCCTTGTGCGTTTTTGAATGTTGTAATGGCGAAATTAAACAACTCTACAAGGGGTGCAGGGCCGCTGGCTCTACCACCAAATACTTTTAGTCTTGCACCTGCAGGACGTACCTTAGAGACATCCCACTTGGGGATTTCACCAGCCCATAGGAGAGCAAGAACTTGACGGAACGCTTTAGCCCAACCTTCCTTACTGTCTTTGACAACGATTACTGTGTCACTGTCGAACAACTGCGGGACTTCAGGAAGCTTACTAATGAACTGCCGCTCAACACTGAAACCTACACCAGTACCACACAAGAGGATGAACATAGCCTCATCGAAGGACTTAGGGTCATCTACGGGTAGATAGCTACAGTTATACCCTGCAGTATTGTCACGCTCTAATGCCTTACCTGCGGTCATCATAGCTCTCATAGAGGGCATAACTTCTAAGCTAAGAATAGCCTGTTCAATATCATGAGCAACACTAAAGTCAGCCTCACTAGCCCCACTGTCAATTACAGGCTCAACTACGTTATTCATATAACGATCTACTGTTTCATCCCATGCTTCTCGTCTACCTTCTTCATCAAGCCATCGTGCATAACGTGACTTGTGAATAAAGGATTGATAGTCTGTGGGTAAATAATTATCCATGTTTGTTACTCCGTTATTGTTTTAATTGCTTTTATTTCCATACCATCTATGTCATAGATGAACTCTTGTATTGCCTCACGTACCTCTTCGTCAACAAAACCATCTGCTGGCATAGGGTACTCGTCTTCGTCTACCTTGAGAGTGATGAATACTTTAACTATCACCGTTCTCTTCCTCAATAAGTTGATTCAAGTACCATTGCGCTTTATACAAATCTTCTGAACCATTCTTATAGCGATATCGCCACAGGTATTTCATAATGTTACCTTGTAAGTAATACTGAAAACCTTCTTCTCCTGTTGCCGCACGAATAGCATCAATGCATTCTATGCCAGCAAAGTTGTAGTGCTCTGGTGAGTTTACCATATCTTTGTCTGTCATGTGTATCTCCTTATTTGAAGTTTACTTTTATAACGTTATCATCTGTCTCTACAAGACGTAGTTTGGGTTTCTCTTCTTCTTGTTCTTCTAATGCATCTTCCGCATATTTAAGTAATGTACTTCGCACTGTTTCATCTGATTCCATTGCGGGTATAGAAGCACATACCATATGTGTGATCTGCATTAGATTAACATAGTCCTCATCTGATACACTATTTTCATCTGTAGTGCAACTACCAACAAGCAATTCACCTGTCCAATTTCCTTTTTGGTCTAAGAATGGACTGATACGTATAACGAAATCATTAGGATCAAAGTCCATGTATATTTTATCTTCTGCCACATTATCTCCTCTTCACTTTTTTATATGGAAAATGTATCAGATCAGGATGCATGTCCTTTCCTTTTTCATTTAACCAATCTTCTGGTATGATCCTGTCGTAGTACGGGATCTTATTCTTTTCACACCACTGACCATAGGTAGTCTTAGCACCTTTACTCAGCTTACGTCTACTACTTTCAAACACAAACCTAATGTCTAGCTTGGGATGTTGCTTCTTGATAGCAGAGTGTTTTCTTCTATCATCCGCAGTGAACCTCCCTTTTGTTTCTATTATGATCCCATTAGGTAATACAAAGTCTGGGGTATAGGTGCGGTACATAAGATCTTCCCATTCAATCTTGATGGCTTCGTACTTGACTGGAACATTACGCTCTACCAAGTAGTCTTTTACTTTGATCTCTAGCCCACTCCTATACCCATGTTTAAGAGCAGCGGCAAACTGCTTGCCATTCATTAGATACGCCACAACCCATTCCAAGGACTAGGCAAACTACTTACAGTAGCTACACCCAGTGTGCGTAGTTCTTCTCGTACTGCTGCTTCTGCTGCCTTACGTGCTTCCATAGCGGAACGTAACCCTGCATACTTAGCCTCATGTAGGGCTTTCTTACGCTCAAGAAGATCCTGCTCCATAACATTGATCTGCTCTTGCATTTCTTTTATTTCATCATCACCTAACATTTAATACTCCTTTACTTCTATGTATGGTACAATGGGTTTTACCTTAGCCTGAGATACCTTAGATGGTAACTCTTGTAGCGTAGGGTAACACTCAAACCTGTAGTCACAGAACTTACAGTTACCATTCAATACTTTGTTGCCTGATGTCTTACCCCTGAATGTTTCAGGTATAGGATCAAAACAACGCTTGAACTCGTTAGCATTTACTGTGTCAACAGTATCTTCTAATGTAGTAATTTCTGCGTCAATGTCAATACCCTCTGCTGGAACATATTTAATTCCACCGTTGGCTTTGTTGACTACCCACCAGCCACCTGCTTTCTTACCTGCAGCCTTAGCGTAGCCAGCCAGTTGACCTACGTAACCAAATGGATCACTGTCTTTCAGTGTTTGGAATGATTCAAACTTGTTTCTGTATGACCAGTCCGATGCAGACTTAACGTCATCGACTGCCCCATCCATCACAAGATCGTATGATCCCTTTACGGTAGTCTCTCCTAGCTTCAGTTCAACAAAGTTGTCATCGTCTTCGTACTTAACTCCTGCTTCTGTTATGATACCCTTGAACGCTGCCTCTACGATGTCACCCATCAGCATGTTCATTACGAATGTTGTTGGTTTAGGCAATGCCTTCTCTGGTTTATTCTTCTCAAACCAAAGTTGACAAGTCGGTCTGCCCACATTGGACATACGCAACCGAAACTTGTCACGCTTATTGCCCCCACCAAACTGGCGTCTCACAGCATCCATTACATCTGTACCAATCTGTTTGATTGTTTCTTCCGACATTGTTGATTTACCAGATGTAGCATCTTCAAGATACTGATTAATCGCCAGTTCAGCAGGATGGTTCATTAGACAAAATCCTCTGCGTCAATGTCTACGAACTCTTCCACAGTACCTGTATCAACCTCTTCATTCTTGTGCATGTTCTCATCCCATGAGTTGAGGATATACGTATTGTAATTCTCAATCCATGCAATGAAGTTAGCAAAGTTCTCCTGTGCTTCATTGTCCATGTCCAACGTATTGTTCAAGTCCAGTGAAGTGTTAGGCACATAGAAGCTGCTGCCATTAGGTAGCGGTACTTCTGTTGTGGTCATTGACACGTAGTGCTGTGGTGGTAGTCGGCGCATCTTTGACAGTTTGTTGAATACTTCACCCACTGTTTTGAATGCGTCACGATTATCAATCTCCCAGATAAACGGGGTGGACTCTACGTCAACAGAGTTACCTTGATCATCTGTAGGATTGACTAACTCAACTACACCAAACAGTGCACGAACACGCTTGATTGATTTGATCAAGTCCTTTGTGCTATCTGGTAATGCAGCCCAGTCTTTGATAAAACCTGCAGGTTTACCACAGTTAAACCCACCATCATTATCCTTCATGTCATGATTGAGATCATTACCCATCACAAACTTCTTGTGCATAAAGCGTTGTAGGTAAGGACGAATAGACACACTCTCAGCGTAATACGTTGGCCCATCTGGTATTTCCAGTTTGTATGTACCACCACTTACAA